TTTTCTTCAGCGTAATAGCTGTCGTTAGGTGCTGTAAAGTATTGCTTTGTCCTGTCATTAACAAATCTTGTTGGAACAGAATTAGACGACCCACCTGTACTGTATATGCTCGGAGGGAGAACGCTTGCAAAGTTTTGAGAAGCAGATGAAAATGGGCCTCCGTAAGAGCTTGCTCCTATATATTCACTGTTTGGCATCCATTGTGCATAATTTAAATCTGGCGATGGTGAACCTGTCTCTGGCTCGTCTGGTGGAGGCATTACTTGATCAAAATTATCATTATTATCATTTCCAAGTGGGTCATCCATTCTAAAATACGTTGAAACTGGCACTTTTTTCGCATATTGTTTTGGGATACCATCTACCATAATAGTCTCCCCTTTATTAGCGTCAGCAAGAGTGCTTACATTCATACTTGCTGGACGTAATTGTGGGCGAAACACAGGCGAACTCAATGCGCCAATATCTGATGTACCCATATTTTTTAAACCCTCTACCGAGCGATCAAACACAGGTGAACCTGCATTTACTATACCTATATTTTTTAGACGTTCTACCGAGCGATCAAACACAGGCGAGCCAGCATTTACTGTAGGACGTTTTTGTGGGTATGGTGATTGAATACGGCTCAATGCACTATTTGATGTACTAGTCGAACTCGTTTCACTTTGATTTGGTGGTGCAACTATTGATGGCCTATTTGGCCCAATGGGTTCATCATAGGCAGGGGAATACGTTCCTCTTCCCGTTAAAAAACTTGGAATCTTATCGGGATATTTATTTGCAAGAAGCATAGCACCAGCTACTGGAGCTAATGGTCCCATCATATTTGCAACTATTGGCCCTCCTGCTTTCCTCATAAACTTACCAAACGTAGTTAAATTAGGGTCTACAGCCCTGTTAGGGTCTACCTGTGGAATACCTCGGTAACCTTCTGGTAAATTTGGATCATAAATAGCAGGCTGTCCACCAGAACCACTCATACTCCCATCAGGGTTTGTCGTCGTACCAATGCCGTAAACAATTCCAGAATTATCAGTAGACGTAAGCCAACTGCCATCGCCATCTTTATCAGCAGGGTTTTTCTTTCTATTTACCGTCCTGATAGCCTCTATTTCTCCAGGTGTTTTACCTCTAAATTGATTAGACCTAGCTTGGTATTTTCCAGTTCTGCTTAGATCCTGATTAACTAACATTTTACTTAACGAGTCACGGTCAGGTAAATATTTATTATCTCTTATAAAATCTCTACGAATTGCTTTTTGTTGGTTCACAGCTAAACTTTGGTCGCCCTCTCTAAAGCCTTGAGGTGGAGCAAAACTTCCCTGACCATACTCAACTTGTTTCGCCACTAAGTTTCCACCTTCATCCCTAGAATGAGAAACAGATGTAGTGCCGCCAGGCGCATTTTTGTTTCTCATATGCGCTGGGTTTTCTTTCTCTCTAAAGTAACGTCTTGTATCAGCCGCTGAAATTCCTGCTTCTCTGTGGGCTTTTCTTACCTCACCATCTTCCTGACTTGATCCGCCACCTTGATTTCCGCCACCACCTTTACCACCAAAACACATAAAACTATCCTCTTCTTATTTGCGGTTGAGCCATAGATGCCATAACGCCTCCTAATGCGCCCTGACCTCTGTCGCCTCTAATCTCAGCGACTTTATTCATTAAATATTGCGTCATTACATCTCCACCTTGCTGTGGAGGTTGACCCTGTTGTGGCATTCCACCTTGCTGTGGCTGACCTTGCTGTACAACTGGGCCAAATGCCTGCGGATTAATCGGTGCTATAGAGGCTAACATATCATATGCCATCGTTCTTCATTGCCTCCATCTGTAACTCTGCCGCATTCTTCTCTCGCTCTAACTGAATGTCAGCCGCGTTCTTCTCACGTTCTAACTGTAATTCAGTCTCTAGCTTCGCCACCTTGGCCTGTAGGTCAGCCTGAGCCTTAACCTGCTCGATTTGCATTTTTTGCTGTGCTTCTGCCTGTTTAATCTGGATATTTGATTGCGCTTTAGCCTGATCTGCTTGTATCTGCGATTGAGTTCTAGCTTTTAATGCCTCAGTCTCTAATTGTGCAAGCTGTTGTGCGTATTGTAGTGGATCACCCTGTTGCTGACCTTGTTGCATAGCCGCCTGTAAAGCAGGAATTGGTTGCATTTGAGGCGATGCCTGTACAACTTGAGCCGCCCTCTGGCTAATCAACCTGTCTAATTCAGGGTTTACATCCTCAAACCTAAAGTCTGGATCTTTAAAGTCAGGCATTGGTGGCATTTCCATGCCAATACCAGCCTCCATTCGAACTCTGTAAAGCAACGCAATATGCTCTGCAATGTGAGCAACTAACACAGGTTGCATTTGTGCCGCGCCTGGATTGCCACCTAGAGATGGATCTTGCATAAACTGTAAGTGAACCGCAATGTGAGAATCATGGTCTTGCTCAGGAAATGCACGAATTGGCTTGCCATACATAACAGACATATTCTCATCAATTGGATCCATCTGCACAGCCTCTTCAGGCTTCTTCAGGATTTCCTCAATGTTCGGTATGCGTATCGCCTCATACATCCGCTTATACGCATTATATAAATTATGGAACTGAGGTGCTGACTGAGCCATCTGTAAAATAGCTTGGGCCTGAGCAATTCTCTGTGCCGTTGAGAATATGTTGGGGTCACTGACAGGGAGGATGTCAATGCGATCATTAAAGTCAGCCGCGAAAATCTGTTCGCTTCTGCCTGATAACGAAAATGTAAACGACTCAGGCAAGTTCTCTGCGTTAAGTGCCGCAAGTAATTTGAACTCTTGACCCTGAGCGTAATGCAACCTCTTGTGAATGGCCGAGAACGCTTTACTGCCCTGTTCTATCAAAGCCACAGTGGAACCAACAGGAGCATTCGGGTTTACATCCCCAACATTTAAATCAGCCGTACTCGCAAATCTCTGACCTGCCTGAACAATAAATCCAAGCAAATTAAAGAGCGACTGACTTGGCTCCTTAAATGGCAATGGCATTATCGCCTTGTTAACATCGTCAACCGTTGCGTCTAAATCTACGAACTCACCAGGATTAACCTGAACTTCGCCACCTGAAACTCGACCCCTTAACTTAAATCCACCTTGCATATTCGCAAATGCCGCTGAATCTAGTAACGCCCTCAATGAGCCAGTTGCCGCTCTTCCTAATCCACCGATCAAGTGATACAGGCCAAAACCATAAAATCCTAAACCTGGTAGGAACTTGTAAGACACAAACCAATCTCTCCTGAGTTTGCGCTCGTCGTCTTCTCTCCAGTTTCTCCTGACACTGACTACTTGCTCTGTATCGTAATCAATCGTGACGACATATGGGAAGTGAACTGAATTATCATCATCATAATCTTCATCGTCGTAATCAGAAACACCGTCGAACTTCTCGTACACATGCATTTCCAACAATGTAACAACGTGATCTTGAGATCCGTCACCATACTGATCAACGCCCACAATCTCGCCAATAACATCTCCAGATGGATCTAACTCTCCACCTTGATCATCAACAGGAAGATAATGCCCAGACTGGACGTATCGATTGTAATCGTTCTTCGGTATTCTAATAACCTGAGTATATCTTGGTGATGTATATAAATCTCTGCTCTCTGGAGCCACAACAAAGTCTTCTGCCTTTACAAACTGAGCGCACTGCCTCCCCATGTTCGCATCCCACCAGACCTTCTTGAAAGTCTGACCGACCAAAGGCAGGTGGAATAGCATTTGATCTAAGTCTGGGAAATACTCAGGCATCTCCTGAGTAATCTGGTAATTCATAAATTCTCTGACGCGCCTTGACTGATCTTCTAGCTCCTCATTCGGATCGCCAACAATAACAGTTTTCACTGGGCCTCCAGATGGGTATAGCTCTGCAATCGCTCTGGCGTTAAACTGTGTTGCCGCCTCAGCTATCATTGGGTGTACTACTGTGGATAATCCACGGGCGGCTCTCTCATCTTCTGATTCGTTAACTCCACCATCAGGATCTACTGTCTTCAATCCTTCCTTGTATCGCTCTTCCCACTCAGATCTAGATTCCCTGTCAGATTCATAATAAGCAATAAGCGTCTGACCTTTTCTGGATAAGTCTTGAGCATCAATTGATTCTGCTAGATTAGAATCAAATTCATTATCAGGCTCATCCATCATACCAACGTCTAAGTCAGGATCTCCAATTAAAACTTCGTCTTCTGATATCTCTTCGACCTGAAGGTCGTCCGATGGGGCGGCCTCTGCGAAGGGTGCTAATTCTTTAGTGAGTGAAATTGGTGACCTAGCCATACAGAGTCATCCTCCTTGTTTCAACAAATTCATCTTCTTCGTAATCGTCAGTGTGGCCGACAAACCAACCTTTTCGCAATCTTAGCCATGCTTGCGTACATGTGTCAACTATGTCGTCATTATCTCCAGCAGGAAATGCTGAACATATGTCTATTAAATCTTTAGCCCACTTCTTGTCAAAAGGATAGTAGATTCTTCCATCTTCTAACAATGCGGAACTTGCGTGCGCTCTGGCTTGCTTATCACGGTCAGGTAAATATTCCAATACAGGTATTCCTGCCATGCGTAAATCTTGCAATAGAGATTGACCTGAAGCCTTCTTCTCGATCAACACTGCGTCAGGCTCCCACTCGTAATATGAATCTTGGGCAATGCGTCTTAGGTCAGGATAGCTGACCCTGTCGTACCACATATCAAGAACCATGATGTTCATCATGCCCTCATGTCTAAATACGCCCCACGTTGTCCTAGCTGAGTAGTCTGCGGTTTCTTTTGTGCTGAATGCAGTATCGTAACTCTGAATGACGTACTCGATGTTCGACGGCAAGTCTTGGCTCTCCCAAGGAACCCACCACTTGGCTTTTAAGATTCCACCGCCCTTCGGTGCAGGGCGTTGCTGTAGCTGACCTGCACTTGCGTAACTTCCAAGACTTCGCTCTAGGCTGTCTAAGGTTTTAGTGTCAACTCTCTCTGGCCAGAGTAATTCTCCCTCTTTAGTTCTGGGATCAGCAAAGCCTAGCGTTGATATCGTTGGCGTTGGGTGACCTATCTCATATCGAGCAGGTAAACATAAGTGATCCCACTCGTGGCCAAGGTCGTTAGCTAAAATGTGACCTGCCAAGTCATTCTCATGTACTCTCTGCATAATTATAATAAATGCGCCAGTTCTGGGGTCATTCAGTCTGGTTTGCATTGCCTGATCCCACCAATCAAGAACACCTTGCCTGACAAGCGAAGAATCACTCTCTCTCACATTATGTGGATCATCAATGATGATTATATCGCCACCCTCACCAGTTAACGCCCCGTCAACCGATGTTGCTATCCTCGCTCCAGTCTTATTGTTCTCAAATCGTTGCTTTTGGTTTTGGTCAGAGGTTAAATCAAATGCATCGCCAAAATGATCTTGATACCAGTTACTGTCGATCAACCTACGACACTTAACGCTATCCCTGACCGACAGAGAGCTTGCGTAAGAGGCGTAGAGAAACTTTTTGTCAGGTTGCTTCGTCCAAGTCCAAGCAGGCAGTGCCACGGCCACAGAAATAGATTTCATGTGTCTTGGGGGAACATTTATGATCAGGCGTTTAATATCGCCTTCCACAACAGCCTGTAGGTGATCAGAGATTGCATCGATGTGCCAGTTGTTTATGAAAGGTTGAGCAGGCTCAATAGACGGCCAACTAGCCTTCGTAAACTCCCTCAATGATCTCCGATACTTCTCCGCCCTCACTTGCTCCAGTGTCAGGTTGCTTAAATGCATTTTCAAGCTGTTCAAGTTGGTCATTTGGAATCCTAGTTAAATCTATGATATGTCTCTGCTCGACAGTTGACTGAATTTCTTGTTTATCCACCCAACCTGCTCGGTTCTTCAGGTAGAAGATCATGGCAGTGTTATCTCCATCCACTGCCTTTGTGTACAATGCGTTGGTCACATTGGCAACGCCCTTGCCACGCCCCCTTTTTAGCGCATCGGAAAAATCTGGATATTCGTTCTGTTTATCAAACATAGTTGACTTATTAATTCCCAAGACCAGAGAGATTTGCTCGACTGTTAAACCTTGGGCTGAGAGGTTCTCGACCTTCTCACAGACTTCTGGAGTTATCTCAAATCTTGGTCTTCCTACTTTTCTTTTTTCGTCGCTCATCCTTTAAACCTTTTCTCAGTGGTTAACCGTGCTTTCAATATACACACTATTTTGCAAAAAAAAAGCCCCACCGAAGTGAGGCTGATTTTCTCAGAGAAATTTTTCTATTTCTTCATCACTAAGAACTTCATAATCTTCTAACTCTTCATCATCAAGAACTTCGAAGCTATCTTCTTTAACCCATATACCAACCATAACCAACCCACCAATATTTTTAGTTAACACAGTGCCAAGTATGTTTTTATCTATTTTTAATGAATCTTTAAGGCGAACTTTAACTGGCTTAGGCTCATCAAGATCCATTCCAAATATTTTTGCAACTTCTTCATCAAAATTATACATATGTCTCTCCCTTGATTGTGGGGAGCGCGAGGCTCCCCTTGATTAATTAAACTGGTTTAAGACCAATGTTGTTATTTGCTGTAGCAACAATCTCAAACATTTTACCGTGAAACTTTATTTCATCTCCATGGTTCACCATGAAAGAAATCTCTTGATCTCGTGTATGGGAAGTAATTGAAACACCGTTTCCAAATGCGAAATGAAGATCCTCACCATTTTCTTTTGCTCTTTCTACTGCCTCGAATGGGCAACTACACCAGTCGATGGCGCAAGATACAACACTACCTAAAGTATAGAAGTTGTGCAGAGTGCCGTGGTTTATTGATTTATATGCAATAGCTAAGACATCACCATCTTTGTATCCTTCGTAATTTTCTTTACCTACAAAGATTTTGTGAGCTAAATTTTCGTGTGCTATTTCTCGTTGTGCCATTTTATTTCTCCCTTGTTTGTTTCTATAAACAATAAGTACTAGCAATCACTAGCACTGTCAAGTGCCAAATGTAAAATAAATAAAAAAAAGACCCCCAACTCAATTTGAGTCAGGGGTCAGTCTACCCCCCTAAAGTTTTGGGAGAAACAGCGTCATAGAGGCGACCAGACGCAGAGGGGTTAGCTCACTTGATTAGCGAGGCATAAATATGCCGCACCATCTGTACTTGAATCTTCACTAGGTTTATATGCTAATCTGCTAACTTTTAAAAGTGACATCATAACACAGGCATCGTGTGGTGTTATTTCTACATCAAGGTATGCACTCCACAATGCGGATAACTTCTTGAAGCTATCCTCTGGTGTTCCGTATGAACTCTGTCGATCTCCACTCACCAACTTAGATGCATCACTTAAAAGTTTACTTGCCTTCATCATTTTCTTTTCCCTCTATAATAATCATCAGGCTTACATTCTCCGCAGAACCAAGTTCCAAAGTTATTCCTTAATATCTCAACGTCCAAACCAAACCCTGCATCAGTGTCGCCACACACAGAACAGGGATGCCAGAATACCCTTGAATTCTCTGTACCCTTAACTCTCCTAAACCTTGGCCTTCTGTCTTCTGTCTTACTACCCATATGATCCTCTTTTTGCGGTTCCGTATGAAGTAGGAATACCCTATAGGTAATTCCTACAATTCATACGCGTATGAACAAGCGTAGGAAAAGCGTATGAAACGTATGAAACACACTTGTAAGTCATTGATTTCATTACACTCTACTTTTCATACGCTTTTCATACTTTGCCCTCTTTCGCCAACAGCCAGATTTGACCCTGATTCATACACATAAAGTCACCTGAAATCATGGCCTCCAGAGTCTGTTTCCAAGCACTTCTGTGGTTCGATCCACTGAACTTTCCAGTGAAGTGTTCACGCACATCTTCCTCCTGAATGACCCAGTAAGTATGTGGCTCTGGCCACCCAGTTCCGCCAGGATTAGGTTGCCCAACTTTATCTGCCTTGAGTTGCCTGAAGCACTCCAAGAACAGCTTCTGGTTCTTACCTTTTGGTATTTTCTTCTTGGCCTCTTCCAGTTCCTCAGCGTCACATTTCGCAATAACTACTGTGGTGATATCATCTCCGTCTGGATCAACGCCAAGGACTGAGACGTTCAGCCTGAATGAGTATGCCGCGCCACTCTCTAGATCTCTTTGTTTCGTGCAGAGTGCTGTTCTGATACCACTATCTTGCTGAACGTCTAACTCTATCTCAGTGTCTAATGCGGCCTTCAAAGCAGAAGAACCTCTAGCACCTTTGGCAGTATCCTTGCCAGTGTGGTGAACTATCATCAGGTGAGCGTTCGAGATATTCCTAAGTATGTCACAGTTCTTTATGAATTGCGACATGTCTTCCGATGTATTTTCATTAGCACCTGCCATTGCTCTGGACAATGTATCCACAACAATCAGTGCGATCTCGCCCTTCTCATCTCGAATCTCACTGCATAAGTTCTCCAACGTGGGCAGATCAACGTCACTGTTAAACATATCGACTGGACTTGGCCTTACTGCTAAGAGTGCATTCTCATCTCCGTAATGATCTTTGAGTGCGTAAACTCTATTCCTAAAGCTGTTGCCACCCTCCGTGGCCATGTACAGCACAACGCCTTTAATAACTTTATTTCCATTCCACTCTCTGCCAGTGGCAATGTGCCAAGACATATCTAGGGCTAGGAATGACTTACCTGTGTTGGACGCACCGTAAAGACAGCTCAGTTGATTTGCACCGAGCCAGTTCTTGATCAGGTAATTGTTTGTGAGGATTGGCCGAGCGTCATCTGCCCAGAATACTGTGTCCTGAAACCTCTTCGGGGTTAGGAAGTTTACTACAGCATCTGCACCTTGAGCTACCCAGAGGTCATTATAATCCATGCCCTTTGGTGGTAGTAGATATTTCGTGCCGTGATCTTCCTTCGCCTTTTCCGCTCCTTTAATCCCTGCCTCATCATTATCTGCACACACAATGAACTCTGCGTGTGGCTTGGCTATCTTTAAGTTCGTAATGACTTCGGTAATGTTATTGGCATTTAAGGCAAACACGGCTGGCTTACCTGTGGCCTCACTGATAGATGCGGCAGTCGCCCACCCTTCAGCAATATAAGCTATGTCTGTAATCGTACCGCCAAGGACGCTGAAGTTACCAATGACAGGCATTCCCTTAGAGAACTTCTTGGTTCCGTCAGGTGTAATTGTCTGGGTTCCGACTTTCCTAGCCATGTAATTGTTGATTGGAATAATGAGGTTACTCCCGTCGATCAGTGCGTTATGCTGTGCGATCTTCTTCTTGGCGAGGTAGGGATGTTGAGTTGAGACACTAGGCCACTCTATCTCCTTTACGGTAAAACCGTTTTCCCTCTCTGGCCATAAGCCCTGAGCCTGTAAGATCAATGTTATTTCCTTAAAGTCGTCGCACTGCCTACACTGTACCTTTACCTCACCGTTATATTCATTAATCCAAAACCGATCCTTGCCACCGCAATTTGGGCATGAGCCGTGGTATTCTCCTTGGGTAACCTTCTTTAGATTTAATGCGCTAATTATTTGTGGACTATATTCAGACCAGATTGCCCTCTTAAAATTTGTCATTTTGCCGCCTTACAAAATTGTTTCATGGGAATCAACCCCACACATCTCTCCAACATGTGGGGTCAAGCTGTACTTTCTTAAAATGGAATTTCGTCATCCTCCAGTAAGTCTTCCACTGGTGCAGGTGCTGACACAAATGTACTGTCAGTCGTATACCCATCTACAACGCTAAAGGGATCGTTGTTTGAAACCTGTTCTTGTGCAAGTTCCGTAACCTGAACAGCTCGTATTCTAAGTGATACACCGCTCTCCGTTCCAGTGTTGTAAGGAACAATCGTGACGGCAATGTTTGCCTTCGAACCTGTGGTCAGCCTGAAATCACTTGGAAATGGATTTCTCTTAGCGTCAACCTGTTTGGGTTGCTGAGTTTGATCAGAGCCGTACTTCGCTTTAATGCGACACTTGCCGTGATACTCAGTTGAGCCATCATCATTCTTGAGTGTCTTTGCAGGTAAACGCTGAGGCTCACTTGGCCACTTTCGTTTATTATCTAAGGAAACCGCATTCTTGTATGCCTCCTTACAGATACGGCCTAATGTTACAGCCTCATCTTTCTCCATGATAAAGCTAGTTTCGTAACTGGCTCCCTCTTCATCCCACTTACATGCGACTGACTTATTCTCAGCCGAATCAAATCGGTAAGGCTGATTTAGCCTTGGGTAAAGTATAGAGACATTGTTTATTATATGTTGCATGTGCAACTCCTTCTTCGGTTTTAATGTGTAGCACCCCTACACTGGGATATGGTCAGAAGCTCCGTGACTTCCGTTTTACATCCACTTTGGTAAGGGGATGGTATTCACTTCAGGCCAACCAGTAGAGTAGTCTTGGTTCAAGTCAGCCAGTTTAATTCTTTTTAATGTTTCTGTCATTCGAACATGGGCGTGGTTTAAATACTCGTCAGACAATTTATGGACTTGTACTATAAACGGGTTTGTCTTCTCAATGCAAATGAATAAAAAATCTTTTATCGGAATGCCTTCCAAGGCCATTACATGCTTATAGAAACTTGCCTGAATATCATATCCGTAATCACGAACTGCCTTTGCAAAGCCTGTGGGCGATGCGTCCTGACATGTCTTAATATCAAACATAGTGCGCTTATGTGTCAGCAACCCATCTGGCCTACACTTTAAATCTAGCTTACTATCCTTATCGTGAACAAAGAAATTAGCCTCAGCGATAAGTAGCTTATCGGTCAACAGTTTATTTACATGCTCTGTAAACATTGCAGACTGGCTCATGCTTTCCGCTAAGTGATATTCCTTTTTGGGGAGTAAGATCTTGCCAGCAAAGTCAGTGGCATCTTTAAGATCTTTCCAGTCTTTACCCCTACGAGTTTCTGGGCCTTGCGTAACTAAAGACTTCTCAGGCTCTAGTAACATTGCGTGGACTGCACTTCCCAGATCAAATGCGGAACTCTCTTTGCGTACCGCATTCTTCCAGTGGTAGATTGTAGATGATGCAACAGCTTTAACATCGCTAGATGAGTAAGAAGGATGATCGTGATACTCCTTGTTGCTTAGATCTTTATCTATCATTTAAAAAAATCCTTAAAAAATTTAACAATCGACTTTACTAGATTGCCCTCTGGGGTTTCTATTTTTGCATCACCGTTAGAATCCACAGTGTACACATCCTGAGAATCCACAGTGTATTTATCCACGGTAGTTGGGGAAGTGTCCTCGTGGTGATAATCGAAGATCTGACTTGGCCTCTTATGCTTTAAGACATAATCAATTTGTGACCACTTCAGTTTTCTCTTGTCGGCAATTTCAGACCGAGACAATCCGTCAATCGAATCATCCCAGATGTCATCTACAAGTTTCTGCGTGTACCTCATTTAAACAAACTCCGTTTTTGGGTGATCTAGCAATTTTGATATTTTGCGCTGTATTCTGATTCTTTCAGCTTTGTTTGAATTAGCAGGATCACGAGGGTTCTCTGGCATCCAAAGGCTTTCTAATGCGTCACTTATAAAGTTAAGCTCCACATCATTAAATCTTATTTCATCCATGTTAATACCCAAGTTTCTCAAGATATTCCTTGACAGCCATCTCAACAATAGCCGTTTTGGAAATACGGGTCTTAACCCAGTGAGCGTCCATTTTATCCCAGACATCTGCCCTAAGTCGAACACCCAGTTGCTTGTACTGGTCGTTAGTATCTTCTTTGATTTCATTATCCATTGATCTCTCCTTTTAATAGTAAATACATAACTAATGATAGCAATTGTATTAGTCAAGCTCGTTCTTGAAAGTTTATGATATTCTTTCCACTAACTTTGATAGTCTCTTTCTTCATAAGATTTTGGGCCAGTTCCTCCCAGTTCTCCTCCTTAAAGTTACCAGCGTGAAACCAAGTCAACAGGTTCATAAACTCCTGTATTGTAGGTTTGCCGTACAGTGCTTCGGCATCGGCAAGTAACGCAGTGAACTCCTTGCCTATTCGGATTAGAACCCACGAGTTGCCACCTTGCTCTCGGTATTTTTTATTCCACATCATTTGATTTAACATTAAACCTGAAGCAAATCTCTTGCTCGGCCAATTAGCTAAATACTTTAATTCGATCCAACCTGACTGGCCATTTCGAATGTAATGAACGTCAGGCATTCCTCGCATCACAGAGTTCTCAACTCGGTGCATGTTCACAGGACAATTATCCCTGACTAAGTTCCAGAAGTTTTTCTCACTCATTATGTTCTCCATCGTTTAAGGGACAACTCTTTGCCGTCCATAATTATTATAAATTTATCTTCTAGAATTTTTGGAATACTAACATCTCCTAGATGTATCTGTCGGTGATGGTTTGCACAAATACTTACAATGTTGTCTTCTGTATCATCGCCACCTTCACCAAGTGGATTTATATGGTGAGCCTCTGCATAGGGTTGTCCGTCACGTTTTAAAAAACTTATTGGATTTTGCCCCAATGCCTCACATACTTGACACTTAAAGCCATTATACTTTTTAACATTATTTCCTGCCTGACTTCGCTCTGGCTCATCATAACTTCGTCGGGTCTTCTTTTCTTTTTCTTTTTTTATAAGAACAATGCCACTTAGATCACCTTGTAAATGCAATCTATTTATTTTTGAAATTCCATCTTTTCTATCAAATTCATGTTTTTTTATTTTGGCTGTAAGAAGTATTTTGTCACCAACTTTTAAATTGGAATATTCAAGACCTTCACTTGCTGAGGTATATATGTTTTTATCATCAGTCATCGTGAATAAAATTCGGCTCCAGTATTTCTCTTTACTAAAAGGCGTAGGAGGTATAAAAAGTTTTTCTATTCGTCGGACTGTAACTTTAAATTCTTCTATCAAATCTGTTAATTCTAAATGTGAAGAATTAAAAAATTTTTTATTTAAATCCCAGTTATCATTTTTACTGACTTGCGATCTAATATTGTGAGGATTTAATTTAATAAGACCTTTTGTAACATCATCGTAGAAATTTACTATTGATTCTGAAGGCCCATAAAGATTTTCATCTACTCCGCACAATCCTTGTTGTTCGTTACCCCACCTATGTTTAATATTAGCAATACAAAAACCTTTTGAAGTTTCAGAACCTATTTTTTTTCTCTGAATTGCATAATCTAAAAAATCATCCATAGGGTCAGGAAAAGCATTAGAAATTATTAATCTATTTTTTATTGCAACCTTAAAAGCCTCAAATGCCGCATTATCCCGATCCGTAAATTTATGCGTAGCGCATTTCTGAAAATCGTCAGGCATTATAATACTTCGTTAATCTGTTGGGCTAATGCCCCCCCTTTTGGGGTTAGGTTAACATATTTACGTCTACCGTCAGTATTTTTATCGGGTTTTGTGCATTGTATTAAACCATGTCGGATGACAGGTCGTCCTGAAGTACCTGCATCTTCCCCATCTGTCTCTTCTCCTAATATCCCAATAATACGACTTAACGTAGATTGCTGAATACCCAGAACATTATTCATTCCATATACCTCAACGGGAAAATTGAACTCTCCGCTATACGCCATAATAAGAAGAAACGTCCTGAAATGACTGAAGGCAGGTTCAGTGGAAGTATACTGTCTGTAAACATCCATTGCTTGCAATAAGGTAAACGTGCCGTGAAAACTATAATGATCACCGATGTCTTCCTCACTATCTTTATACTTGAGGAGCGAAGAAATTTTAAGATCTAACGCAGGAGACATTTTTTTCATAGTTGCGGTTTGATGTAGCCATGACCCTAATCTATGTGCTTTATATATATTACTGTGATCTAGGGGCGAAATATTTAAAAGTGCCGTAGCCGCTTTGTAAATAGATTTATCTTTAATAACCACTTTTTTTCGTTCGGCTTTGATTGCACGTTTTATATCTTTTAAGTGACTTTCTGCTTTTAATTTTTGCTCATATAAAGTCATTACTCTTCCTCCATAAAAATTGACATTGGGTCTTTGGTTACAATATCTGCGATAGACTTCTTGGTTCGCAGTGCTTGGATTATTTTACTGTCGATTGACTTGCGGCACTCGATATCAATGTAGGTCACATTTTTCTCTGTGCCTATTCTGTGCGCCCTGTCTTCTGACTGCATACGCTCCTCCAAGTTAAAGCTGTTCGAGTAGTAAATCGCATACTCAGCCTTGTTGAGCGTAATACCAATTCCACCTGCCTGTGGATTTGATAGAAAATATTTTACATCAGGGTCATTCTGAAACCTGTTAACAGCAATCTCCCTGTCGTCGTTAGACACTCCACCATGATAACTAACCGCCTCAGAGCCTAGTAGCCCCTCTATGGCCTCTAAATCAGCCCTGAACCTAGCCCAGATGATTGTCTTACCATTGATATTGCCTAGCACTTCCCTCAATGCCTCAATGCGTGGGTTTACCTTATCAATAGGAATAGATGAACCCTCGACTGGAAACCAACCACATAGTATCTGTTGTAGTCTGAGAAGCCGTGTAATCGCCTCTGGAACCTCTATCATGTTTCCCTCAAGCTCTGCGATAAAAGACTTCTTCAGGTCTTTGTAGAGCTTGCCCTGAGCCGCAGACATCTCAACGTAGTGACGTTGGTATATCTTCTCAGGCAAATCTAAGCACTCACTCTTCAGAACTCTGAAGCTGTACTTGCCAAGACGCTCGGTCAGTTCATCCATATTTTGGTAGCCGACGATCTGCTTGTTTTTAAATCCACCCATCACACAGTATTTATCTTTAAACTTGTAAAGTGATGTCACCTCAAGAATGTCAGGGTTAAGAAACTTAAATTGGGCGAAGACATCCTCAGCCCCTTTGGTCACTGGCGTACCTGTTAAGATTCTCTTGGCTATCACATTCGGGTGCTTGCCAAATTTGGTAATCATCTTGGTGCGCTTCGAACTCGGTGTCTTAATGCGACTGCTCTCATCGATAACCATTAGAACTTTATTCTTCTTCAGGGCTGTCATCATGTACTTCTGAGCCGTTACAGATGTGAATGCCTCGACGTTAAATGCGAAGATCTTCAACCCGTCATACTCCAGAACTTCGTTGAACTTATCGATTTGCTTCTTCTTCATTTGAGATGAGTAGAAGGTAGCCCTGTATTCACAGGACATGTGGATTGGAATCTCATTGTTAACCCAATTCCTGTGGACACCATTTGGGCAAATAACAATCACCGTGTCGATTGCCTTGTTCTCGTAGAGATATGCGGCAGTGTCGATTATGACTTTAGTCTTGCCAGTGCCTTGCTCCATGAGAAGTGCAAAGCCCTTCCTCTTCTTGCTAAGATCAAATGCCTTCATCTGGTGGGCGAATGGTTTTGTTTTAAATTTCATTTGTGCCACCCTTCCAGAACAGACTGGGGTAATTCTTGGTTTAATCTTTTAGGGTAAGATTTAATTAAATCTTTGATAGTTTCAAAATGAGCTTTCTTTGTTTTCTTATCGCCCCTGAATGCAAAGTAACGCCCCTTAGAATTTTGCTTTACCTTTTTAACATCAGGATAATATTTTTTTATTTCATCTAAAGAAGTTGTACCAAACTTCTGCCGAATGTTTCTGGAACCATACAGCTTGCCATTTATCACCCAAGCATCTCTGTCACCTTTTTTACTATTAACATTTTTATTGGCATCTCTCATTGACCCAATGTAATGGAACCCACAGGCTTGATATATAGTTCCGACCTCTCCTGCTAGATCATCAACAGTCGCTGTGACAACTTCATATTTTTTTGGTAACAGCTTCATGGACTGTCGTATTAGTTTGCTTGCAGAATGTGGGTGCGCCCAGTGGACACACGCACCACGATTAAGCAAAATCATCTTTCCCTCAAAACCATACTTAGACCAATCAGCACCAGCCCTTCCCTGCTCCCTTGCAATCTTACCTAAGTTTTCAGAATACTCTGGGCCATAACAAACAACACCACCACAAACATTATTAAAAAATATTCCATAGTAAAACCAATTTACAGCCGCCAGACATCCAAGCCACTCGTACTCCTCTATAATATTTTTTGCGGTTGCCTGAGTTGTCTCCCTAACAACAGCCTTAGAAATATCTGTATCTACATCATCCCACCAATTACCAAACAGGTCACCAGACTTTGTCAATGCAACCCTATCCCTAACAATCTTTTGATGCGCCTTCATCTCACAGTATCCACTTCACTTCAGTTTTCTTGTTGTCCTTCTTGAAGACAAACCAAGCGAATGCCATGACACCGCCAGACTTAAACGTACCGTTCAGATTAAATGACAGACGCTTCGAGAATACCCACACAGTAGACGGTGGATGTCTTTGGAAGAACTTACCACGCCTCACGCCCTCTAAGAATTGCAGTCGGACAAGTAACGCTAATTTATCTACACCCAAATCAATTGCCTTCTCAGCAAATTCATGTGCCAAGCTGAAGGGTGGGTTTGTGATTATGTCTGGCGCAAGTAGCTTCTGCTCCATTAGGAAGTCTACATTAGGCTGACCAAATCCGTAATCAATTAAATCTGTGCTGACTGTGATATGGCCTCTCTCCTCTAGAACTTTAGAGATAGCACCATCACCACAGGCAGGCTCCCAAATCTTTTGACTGAAGAACTCTCGGTTCATCAAAGCCTCGGTTGCGTAGCTCGGTGTCGGGTAGAAGTCGTTTGCGTTGCGCTTCTTCTCTCCGTCCGATCCCGTAATCTTTAGTAACGTACTCATACATAATCTCCCAATAATGTTGGGATTATCATGACATTTGTTTGATAGCAATGCAAGTACAAAAAATAGTCTGCTTTACATTGCTAGTGAAAAGTAGTATACTGATTCGTATAACGAATTAGAAAGGGAGAGACGTTATGAATATTAAACTGAAATTAAGCCAAATCAAGAAGGCTTATAAACTTAACCGCCCTAAGAAGGGTAAATTTAAAGGGTCTACCCTTTACTGTGTACATCTAGATGATGGGCATCAAGTGTGCGGCATGAGGTTCGTGTTCGCAATCACAGGTAGAAAGTGGGCGACCTACTTTGTGCCAAATGCAAACATCCAAAAGCGGATGAAGTTGGCTCACTGGAATGCGCTTCAGGCGACAGCGTATAACCTTTAATCTAATGGGGAGCATCGCGCTCCCCACTAACTGGGAGAAACAAATGACTAGAAACGATAAAATAAAAGTAGAGCGCATGGTTAGAAAATGCATGAACGTACTCAAGAAGAAAGAGTACGAGCTTGACCTTAAAAAGTCTGACGTTGATCGAGCGGTAAAGGTAACTAGGCTTGTTGACAAGGAGTGGTGCAATGGAGCTACTTACGGTGGGAGAAATGTAATTCAGATAAACCTAAGTTACTGGCAACATTCTGATAAACCTCACTACGAGAGAGAGTACAAAGCCTACGATGCGGATAAAGTCATTGGCGGTAGACAGGTTAATGACATGGATGAATCTCTTTGGATGACTGTCGCCCATGAAGTCGCTCACCACATTCAACGCGCACACTGCCCTAGAATAAAAAGGTTCGCTAAGAACCATCGGAAACCACACGGGGATTGCTTTAAGACAATCTACCGCTACCTAAGAAAAGACTTCATAAACCCTATGCTTGACGCGTAGGGTTTTACTTAGATATGGGAAGGCTCACAGGATGTTGGAAACATGCCTCTGGATTTCCCTGACCTGCCTCAGTTAAGAACGTAGTAGCTGGAGGTTCCTGACCCATAGGACACTTACAATTAGCAATTCCATTCGGCCCTTTCTCGCAGTTCCATGAGAAACAATTACTAGCCCTAGCACCTTGGTTTAAACTCGCGTCACACTTCTGGACAACAACTTTCATGTTGCGTGGAAGTTTACTGAAGTTACTCGCCTCCTGTGGATACATACTTAGTGGAGCAAATAAACTCCAGACATGTTCACTGTCAGTCGGTTGACACGAACCTTGCATGTTGCCCATTGTGGTATCGGCAATAGCATCCCCAAATAATACTGGACACTTACAGGTAACTTCTGGATATATTTCACCAGAGCTTGCCCTAATGTTTCGACCTGTAGGCTGACATGTTGATGCCGCGCAGAGTGCGTACTCTCCCTTGCAGATAGTTAAATCTGCGTAAGCAGGTGAAACCATCAAAGCTAATAATACTATTAAATATCTCATCTATTTTCCTTTTTCTGCAAATGCTGATCCTGTTAGTATAGCCCCAAACGCTAAATGAAACAATCCACCACCCATTAATGTGAAAGGTTGATGTTGACCTGTTAGCTTCTTCATCAATTCCATTTGAACCATAGGTTCTGTAGTGGAGTTAATTATCAGCATAAATTGTGAGATGTCTGGTCTATTTAATCCGTACCAAATCGGGCAGAACATAAAATCATAGAAACATATAAGCAAATAAATTAGAAGGGCAGTCCACCTCCAAGTCATTGTACTCTTCTGTTGGGCTGTAAGTTCCTTGCTCATTTAAATGCAGGGTGGCTCACACATCATCTTGTCCACACCATAAAAAATAACGACAACGAATATTGCCAATGCTAACCCTATCCAAATCCATTTGTTTTTCATTTGCTTTCCTCTCTATTTAAATCCACCCAAGGCTTTCTTGATTTGATCTTCCATGTCAGCCATAAGGTCTTTCCTTAATTGTTCTTGAGCATCAGTGATCTCATCCTTTAACTTCCTATTTGCCTTAACAAGATCATCGATTAACGACTGTGTCTCTGCCAGTTTAGTATCAAGGCGATCTACAATCCGATCTCTGCGTTCCTCTGAGCTTGATATCAGCCCTCGAATAATTGTCACATTATCTGAACTGGCTTTATTTACATCCTCAACAGACTGCCTATTCCTAGCGTCTTGCTTCTCAAGTCGAGCCTCTTGCTTGCTTAAATTGGCGTTCAACTTATCTGAGGTCACCTCAATATGATTGTTTAATTCAGCAACATCTTGGTTCAAATCCATGCGTAGGTCGTGGAGGTCAGTTTGGAGATTTGCGGATATTTCCTTTACACTGTTGATCCGTTCTCGAATAACTGCCGAAGTCGCCTCGTCAACTTCCTTCAAAACCTTAAATTCTTTCTCTACAATTGAGAAGTCTTGCTCAACCATTTTAAGCTCGGCATTTGTTTCGCTGATGTGAGACTCTATCCACCCCATATCCGGGCTGACATATTGCTGTACGGATTCTTTCATGTCTTCATAATCTTTGTAAAACTCAAAAACTGCCCAAGAGCCTCCTCCCAGTGTACCCATCAAAGGTAAAATCCAAATGAGCTTACCAAGCATTCCTTTGCCAGATACTTTCACGCCACCGTATTCTATTTCACTCATGTCGAACTCCTACTTATATTGTAGCTCTATCATTTCATTCATAGTCTGACTTCCAGAGCCAAAGAATGCAAACGCATTTGGACTAGCCCCTAAGTTACCGTCAGGGATTGACGGCAAGTTAGAAAAGAAACCTTGTATATCTTGTAACTGGTTTTGATTTAAAAAGAAATCCTTAGCATTACCACTGACAACTTGCATGATAATAAGTGTCTTCTGTTGCGAAGTGTCATTATAATAACTAGACTTAGACTTCATCTTCTTGACAATCTTACTAGCCGCCTTCTGCTTATCAGCCTTCTTCTGCTCTTTAGTCTTTACTTTCTTCTCAGGCTCTTTCTTCGCCACGACTATTTCTTCTTTCTCTGGCTCTGGCTCAACTTCTTTTTTTATCTCAGGTTCAACTTCTTTTTCTGCGACAACTACTTCTTCTTTCTCTGGCTCTGGCTCAACTTCTTTTTCCGCAACGACCACTTCTTCTTTCTCTGGCTCAACCTCTACCATCTCGCCCTCTTCAGTTTTTTCAATTACAGGAACCACCTCTGGTTCTGGTGCTACTGGTGCTGGGGGAGGTGACGTATCTATCTCCATCTGTGACTCTATCTCAGCCTCTATATTTGTTTCGATCGAACCCACATCTACAGTGGGAATATCTGGTATATCAAATGTTGGGATTTCTATTTCAAATGTTGGGATTTCATCAAAGCCAACCATTGCATCTATCTCAGCCTCGACAGTATCCATATCTGAATAATCTTCATTGTCTTCGTTTGGTGTGATTTCTATAAAGCCACCGTCTGTCTCTTCAAAATCATTATTATCAAATATGTCTTCTATTAGATCTAGTTCTGTGTCGCCTCCAATATTAAGGCTGACCCACTGCTCGACAGTCGTTATGCTGTTTGCAATAACTTGTGCAATGACATTATAAATCACATTGATGCTCACGTCATCAAATACAGGCCCTATGGATAAATTGATATCTCGGCCCCCAATTTCCACGATAAGTGATGTCAAGCTACCACCGAAATCAAACTCTCCAGAGTAAGACGCATATCCCGTGTCTACGCCTGCCGCAGATAAAACATCCGTACCTGCAAACTTAACTGAAGATCCGTCCTTGCCTGTAATATGTAGATATATGCTGTCAGCCGCATCCTGCTTCTCTACCTTAATAGTGTACGTTGTCTTACCACCGTTACTAACATTTAAGTCTGACACATCAATAGTCTGTATAAATGTAGTACCCATGCCACTGACACCCATCGTGGAGGTGCTATTACCAGAACCTGTTATCTGAGCGCACTTATCTGCACCTAAGTCACCACAAGTAGCACCAGAGGAGATATTAGCTGGCCCTTGGCCTCCCCAATCAGAATCCATATCACCTTCATATTTTGTTGTCACAAAATCATTGTCACCATCAAGAGTATCTCCTGAATCAGTATTGACCACGCTATCAGTAGTTGTCGTCGTGTTGGTTGTGGTTATTGTGGTTGTGCCGTTGCCATCTGCGTAGCTATCTTCCGTCACAACTTCAGTAATTATTGTCTCAGTTGTGGGTGTACATAGGCCGACTACATCTGTGGCACAATTTATATCTGCCTTAGAGGAGGAGCAGTATAGTAACAATGCTAAGAAACAGGCCACCTTTCTTACTGGTTGATGTCTCATCCTTATTCGCTTTCTTAGGTTTCTTTTCTTTTAGCTTTTTCTTTTTAGCCTTTTCTACCGCTTTTTTCTTTTCTGCCTTTGCTACATTGACTTTTTCAATCATTTTTCGAAAGTGGCTACCTTCGGGAATCATGGTTGGGTTCTTCGTCCACATGACTTTAGCTTCTTCGCCAATTAAGCCTTGATCTAATAAAGAACCAAATGGACAGGTTGTGCCTGCCCTCCACATCGCATCAAACACACGGCCTGAAGGATCACCACATAGCACAGAAACTGATGCCACGCGCAAACCGCTTTGCCCTAGAACCCTAGCTAATTTTATGCGTTCACAGTTCAAGTCTATTATAGCCTTACCTCTGGCAATGCCGAGGATCTGAGATTGTATTGCTATGGAGTTAGCCGTACCGCAAGAATCATTCTGGTTGATGTTTATTCCTGGCGCATTTGCCGTTCCCACAGATTTATCTATGACAGTTGAGGAAACTGTGTTACTATCTGCGGCTTCTGCAAATGAGCTAAACAGAATGTAGAGAATACCTGTTATCGCAACAAAGAATAGTAAGTATGAAATTGCTTTTCTAAAGTTCATTACTTGACCCCCCAAGTGCAAAAATTATTAATCGGGAAGACCTCACAGTTAAGATTTCCGCAAGAGCCAACTGCCAAGATGATAATCAATAAACCCCACAATGCAAAGTCTGGTTTCCACTTATCTCGCATTACTCGCGGCCAGTATTTTCTTTTTCTTAGTATTACTAGCACCACTTATAATTTGATTTAAACTGTCAGACTCTCCTGCAAAACTTGGTGAAACTATTTTGTCTATTGCATCTGGAATTGGAGTTATTTCTGTTGTCTTTTGAACCGCAGTACCTATCCCACCTTGTATTCTTTGAGCAATATTAAAAACAGCGTCTTTCAGAACAGTTTGAGTTTTAGTGTCTGTAAGCGCATCTCTTAACAAATCAGGACTTTCCGAAGAAAGTATTGTGGCAATTTCAAGTAATTGGTCTTCAGATAAATCACCGCTTGATTTCCCAAGTAGCTTAGATATTAAGCTAATAGCTGACAATGGATTTCCAGTTGTAACAAAAGAAGCAAGAGGCCCAAGCATTCCACCTACCCTTGAAGCACCCTCTAATGTCTTAGCCGTACCAATTTTATTATTAGCGATAATAAGATTCTTAGTTGCATTCGATGTATCAGCTTTAGAAATTTTATTTAAGATATCATCAATTTTATCGGAGGGATATAAATATTGCAATATTCTAGCTTCTTTGAGTTCGCCTTGATTGAATTTACTAATTACTCTTGTTAAGCCTCTATCTTGTATAATTTTTCTTATGTGAGAAGCCCCACCTGCTCTAAGAGCTTCTATCTGGGCTGGTGTTCCATCTTGCAATATGTTTTCAATATATTCTTCCATTTCATCAGCATTCTTAGAAAATATTGTTTTTGCGTCTTTATATATTTTTTGAGATGATAAAATATCTTTCCATGCCGAACGGGTGGATTTTAAGTCTGGTGATATGTCATCAATTATAGTTCTTAACTCTGTTTCTAAATCACCTACAGCACCCCCTAAACTTCCATCGCCTTGCTTCCAAGCTGTATCAGATTTATCTTTTAATGCCCTACGAATGACTTCAGCAGTCTCTAAATCAATGTCTCTTAGAAGATTGACCTTTCCTGATTTAGATCCTTTTACAACTTCAAACAAAGGCTTTAATTTCTTAGCGGATATTAAGGTTGCAATGTTATTTCTTAAAAACTTCTGGTTGTTTAGAAGATCTTCAACAGCCATATTTAAATTAAGAGATTTTAATCTATCAAAAGCTGAAACACCCCCAGTCTCTTTTGAGGATTTAAATATCTTTTCATATGCCACACCTTCATCAGCTTTAAGTTTTTTAAGGTTTGTAGAAAAAGTTCTCTCTACATTTTCCTCTAAAGCTGGAGCCAGACCTCGTTGGAGACCAGATGCGGCTTCACCCATAAATTGTTTAGCTCTACTCTCGACACTGTCAGCAAGTATCTGTGCGCCTTTACCTGAAGCCGCATATAAATTTCTAACAACCATAGCCGTATCTTCTGATATTTCAGCAAATATTTTACCATCTGCAATTTGCTGTAAAAGATTATTTACTTCACCAGTATCATTAGCATTTATATTTGCTTCATCTAATAGGCGTATTATTTCTTTTTCAACTTTAGCACTATTTTTCCCCATGCCTCTTCTAGCAAAATCTCCAAACAATTTAGGAATTATTTTAGTTCCATATCCAATTGTTTTTTGTGCGATAGGATTTAAAAACAAACCTATTGCCGCTTCATCTAAACCTTGTACAGCCCTTTCTTGGACATTGCCCTCAGCAGTTCCCATGCCATATACAAGACCTTCTGTCGCGCCAATAACTCCAGACCTAACAAGAGAGGGAACCATTGACCCCCCACCCGTATATGGAGCCGCTAATACTCCAGGAACAAACGCACCGCCTATTTCATATTTCAATGATCCTTTTTTCTCTTGTGCGTCTTTTACAGATTGTCTCTCAGATTCTATACCACCTGCAACATCACCTTGAACTGCGCCTTTAATTGCTCCGATTATTTCATCTGACCAACCCAAACTAGCACCCTGAGCCACTAACCTAGCCTTCTCAGATAAAGTTAAACCAGTCTCTGCATCAAGCTCTTCTGTTGGTGTTTCAACTATATTATATTTGTCTCTTAGATCATCAAGTAAACTCATGGTTTTTAACTCCCTAGCTCGTCAAGTCTTGCGGCTATTTTATTTAATTGGTCTGGAGTATAAGTACCTTCAGGTTTTCCAAGCATACCTCTAAGTTCGTCTACACCCATATTACCAAGGCTATAATCAAAGAATAACCCTTTGCCTCTTAAACTTTTTGCTAATTCATTAGAAGAGTAACCTCTTGGATTAAGAATATCTATTTTTTCATTATTAACTTCAAAAGATAAAAATGGAACTGCTTCTGGAAATATATAAGCAAATGCATCTCCAGAAACATTTACCATTCCTTTTATTGCCGATTCTCTCAAGGCCTCCTTCTGCTTTAAAACTTCTGGCCCATCTCCAACTCTAGGGAAGTATTGTTTTAATCCATTAGTATACTCACCATCACTAATAGCCGCACCAGATTCTTTTCGTAGAACAGCGGCAATAAAGTTTCTTGACGCTTGATAAAATCTCTGACCTTGAGGGGATTGAAGGGATGAACCTATCCAAGTCCCAATATCATCTGTAGCGGCATCTGTCACATTAGGCTCATATCCTCCTACTAAAACATCCCTTACAAGACCTTCAGCGTAAAGCATTCTTTGAGCAAAACCTGCGTCCACGGCTTGTGGGCCAAAATCTCTAGCCCTGTCATTAAGGATTGTTGAAGGATCAAATCCTTCAGGAACAGGGAGATTTGTAATTGTTAAATCTATACCTGGTACTTTAATTGTTTGCTCTCTGCCATCCACTATTCGAGTTGTTTCATAACCCTTCATTAACATTTGATATTGTATACCATATTCAGTTTTATCTTCGGGAGAAACACCTTCGTTCCAACTTGAATCTTCATAGTTCCACCCACCTGCAATACGATTTAAAGTTTCAATACCACGTTCTTTTTCTGTGCCACCTGCTGGCTTATTATAGGAAAAAACAAGGTTTTGTGCATCTACAAATTGTTTGCTGTTTAACAAAACAATTCCATCTGGATCAATTGCAACCAAAGGAAATTTTAATTTAAATGCTTCTATGTTATCTGGAGGAACTTGGTAAGTTTTAGGAGCAACAGGAGTCTTAGGAGCGGTCGTATCTAGAGCCGATGCAGGAATATGTAGTTTTTCATCAAAATCTGATGCTAATATACTAGTTATACGTTCATTAATTAATGGTGTTTCAACGTTGTCAACCCCATCTCTTAAAAGAACATCCATTCTAGTTGTAGAAGATTTTGTGGTCTTATCATTAGTAACCGTAAACCCTGCGGCTTTAGCGGCTGTTATTTCATTAGAGTTCATAAAATCTAATACTGGGCCTTTATCATCGTTTCTATCAACAAGAACAGATTTATAAGTCCCTGTAGATGATGGGGTAGTAGCGACTTCATAGCCTTCTCTAATCGCTTTAGCCGCACTCATGTAAACGGCCTTACCACCCACCATTACTTTAACAGGTGCGCGTGGCGTAACTTTGTCAGGCTTCAATGCTTTAGCCAGTGAGATAGCCAACGGCCCTGTGGCCTCCTGAGCTTTACGGTTAGCCTCGACTTGCCGTATATACTCATCGGCAGTAGGCTTAATTGCACTTGCCGCTGAACTTAATGCTGTTGATCCTGGCTGTGACGCATTAGCCGCCATATTGGAAAAGAACTGTAGGGCAAGCTCTGCGCCTGATATTTCTCTTGGTGCAGGTACAAGTGCCTGTGCGCCCTCTATTGCTTGACGCGCTAAAAGATCAGAACCAGATATACTTTTAAGAGTACCATAAAGAGGATTATTTTCTATATCAGTGTTACTTACTCCAAAACGTCCCATTACTTATCCTCTCTTATACATAGCGTATGCCGCACCAAGTGAGCCTAACGCACCAACGCCCTGACCGAATACACTCGGAGCTTGGGCGTATTGTTGCGCCATATTATATCCGTAATTCTGAGTATTGTAGGGAGTTCCCTGAAGAACACCTGACGCAAAATTAATTTGCTCGTAAGGGTACTGCCTCTGATCTTGGTAATCAGCGTAAGACATGTCCAAAGCCATTTGATCTAAACGCCTCTTGGCCTCACCAGTTGTAATAAGTCCTGCCGCTGTCTGCTCTCGCAAAGCCTGAACCATTGGCCCCATGCTTTGATAAGTCTCTTGCTGTCTTAGCCGTGAACCTTCATCAGTCTCGTAGCCTACTCTCCTAGCATCCTCTGCACTAAATCGAGCCGCTCTATCTGTGTCAAACCTGTTTGCCGCAAAGCCTAGACCTTCAGCGGCCGCCCTTGACCTTAAATCTCCTGCGGATTGTGCGCCCTCAGCACCGAGCATAGCCTCTGTAATTCCTAATCTCGAACCACCGAATGCACCACCCCTAGCCGCGTTAGCCCTAGCCATGTTTTGTTGAGCTACAGTTTGATCTCCAATTTCTCTTACTGCGGAATCTTGCGCCCCTTGATAAATGTCTAAGAAGGGTTGAGCTGATTCTAAAGAGAAATCATCTCCCATAAGTTCTGCACTTGTAGATGCTCCGTAACCTTGACCTAATTTTCCTGCTAGGTCTGTAGCTTTATCGATGTAGGGTTGATACTCACCTGCACTTGTCGAAAGCAATCGTGCCGCCTCCTGCTCTTCAGGAGTTAACTTAGACCCACCGTAACTCGCTATACGTTGACCTCTGTAGAGAGGGTAAGGAGATTTTGCTAATTCTGCGGATTGTTCGAATAAACCTCTACCTGCGGCAGAAACCCAAGCTGGGAGCGTTGTACCGCTTACTGTCTGACCTGAACTGGGTAGGCTTATCGATGAACTTGCACACATTGCACCCATTTTATTTGACCTCCGTATATAGAGATCCTGCTTTCACAAGACCCAACCTTTTAAAAAAACTGTCTTTCCGTTCCATATCTCCAGAATAGACATGACCAAGTTTGACTATGACATTAGCTTCATTTCCAATTTTAATAAAGCCCTTTACTA